AACAAAACATCATATCAAGTATCAAAAGATACAGGGATTGCCCAGTCGGTATTATCCGATTGGAAGAGAGGCAGGAGTAAACCTAAAGCAGAAAAACTAAAAATCCTAGCAGATTACTTCGGTGTATCAGTGGATTATTTTCTTGAGTAGGAAGGATTGATAGGAAGTGAGAGAAGTGGATGCGATGAAAAGTTATAGAAATGCAGAGCGTTTAGCAAAGGAAATTATAGAAATGTGTACAGAAAAAGGAATCACATTAAAAGAATTACAAATGCTAAAGACCGCCCTGCCGATTGCGATTGATCAAAAGGTAGAAGAATACCTATCGAGGGAAAGATTATCGTAAATCACTCTTACCCTCTTCCATAGAGTTGCGAATTTGATTTAGCAAACTTCTGTACTTCATACCATACTCAAAAGCATTCGATTCACTGATTTCGATATTTTGTTGTTGGTAATAAAGGACAGTAGCGGCAACGGCTAAATCATGAGTACGTTGTTCTAAACTGATTTCATCGTACATATTATCACTCCTTTCGTAATACTCGGTGCTGCAACACCTGTAATTACAGTATAGGAGACAAAATGGTAAAAGACAACAGATGTGAAGGTGAATATTTCCATCTTGTAGACAACTGCATATATAAAATGGCCACACTTGAGGAAACAAGAACGACCATCCGAGTAAGTAACATGATGCTTACGGAATTTTCAAATTTAGAAGAATGATACCTGGATTTCAGCACCCAAACCGTTAAGCCTAGGTGCCGAAAGAGCTCTTATATATCGTATTCATCTAAGATTTTCCAAATCTGTAAAATAAGTACAACACATTCGAGAATATTTTTGAAAAATTCCCTTAAGCCCCACCTCCTTTCCTGGAGGTATCCTTTAAAGCGTTACTCCTTAATAAACTCCTTTCCGGCTAATAGCCTTTAGAAAATTATCTAAGTGTAACAAGGTTATTGTAACAGATATATGCAGTTGTATACAAGATGGAAAACAAAAGGAGGGAATTATGATACTTAAAAAAATTTTAAAGCTGGCAGAGAAGAACAACATCTCAATCAGCTGTCTTGAGAAAACTCTGGGCTTTGGAAACGGAACAATTAAGAAGTGGGGAGAATCGTCTCCAAGTGTGGATAAGCTGAAAAAGGTAGCAGATTACTTCGGCGTATCAGTGGATTATTTTCTTGAGTAGGAAGCGAGGCGAGGAAGATGTGGATTTCAAGGAAAAAATGGGATTATCTGTTACTTCGCAT